GCGGGTGCAGGTACTGTTGCATATTTTAATAGGAATGGTGCTGGCGGGGACGGCACTATCATTGACCTCCGCAAAGACGGCGCATCTGTAGGTAGTATTGGGAACTCTGGCGGTGCTATCTATGTTTCTGCACCTTCTGCTGGTGGCTTGAAGTATACTTATCAGAACGGCACAAATGCCGCTATTCAGCCATGTACTACGACAGGAGTCGCAGTCGATGGGACACACGTCCTTGGTACATCAGGCGCTCGCTTCAAAGACCTATACCTATCAGGCGGTGTCTACCTCGGCGGCATTGGGTCGGCAAATGCGCTGGACGATTATGAGGAAGTAACCTTTACTGCAACTTTAAGAGGAAGTGGTTCTGAACCAAGTACGAAAACTACCACGGCAGCTAAAGCTACAAAGATTGGTCGTCTTGTTCATTATGCTATTGGCTTCGAGAATGTTAGCACCGCATCATATTCAGGACATTTAACAGTAGACGGTCTTCCTTATACTAACACTGGGCCAAGGGCGCAAGGAAACATCACAGGCTATAATCTGCTATCTTTTTCTGGGACGCAAGTATTTGCTAATATAGGGGCTTCCCAAACGAAAGTTGAAGCAATGACTATTTCCTCATCAGGCCCGTGGAGTCTTGGTAACCACGATGCTAGATCCTCTGGTGCATATTTATGGATTACTGGAACTTACATTACATCATAACCCTCTCAGAGATTGGGTCGGACAGGTGGCAATAACGCCACGATAAAAACAGGAGGCCAATATGGCACTTACAGAAACACAAATAGAAGATAAGATTGAAGTCGTTGGAGATCACAAGCATGTGCAAGTTCGTACAGCTACAGTGATAGCTAGAGATGGAACAGAAATCAGCCGATCATTCCATCGTCACGTCTTATCTTGCTCAACTAAATCAGATGACACATGGGCAGACACTGACATCAGTGATCAGTCTACCGAAGTGCAAGCTATCTGTAGCGCAGTTTGGACAAGTGCAGTGAAGACTGCATATCAAACAGCAATGGATGCACAAGAAATATAAAAGGAGGCTATTATGCCAAACACACACACATGGTCTATCGCTAACCTAGAGCGGAACACATCTGACAACTCAGTAACAATAGCACACTGGCGTTGCGAAAGCACAGATGGAACAAACACTGCATCAGCATACGGAACTACATCCCATACAGGTGTACCATCAGACGATGATTACATTCCTTACGCTGATCTAACAGAAGCAAACGTATTAGAATGGGTACACGAACAAGTGGTACAAGCTGATACAGAAGCGGCAAATGATGCTAAGATAGCTGAACTTGCAAACCCAACATCCTCAACTGGGATGCCTTGGTAATTTTAACTTAAACATAAAGGAGATCAAAATGGCTGAAGATAAAAAGGTTATTACGATTGATGATAAAGAATACACTGAAGATCAACTCACTGATGCACAGAAAGTTATGATTAATCATATCAATTCTTTGCAACAAAAGATTGGTTCGGCAGAATTTAACTTAGACCAACTTAAAGTTGGCAGAGATGCTTTCACAAAGATGCTACGTGTATCCTTAGATGAAGCAATAATTGAAGCTGAAGAAGCTGCAGAATAATAAATATACACAACAGGGGCGACATGCATTGCCCCTGTTGTTATTTTACTACAAAATGTGTTATAGTCCCATAAGTTTAACGCCATGAGGTCTATATGCCACTTATTCCACTAGATATTCCTTCTGGAGTTTACCGAAACGGAACTGACCTGCAATCTAATGGTCGTTGGCGTGATGCAAATTTAATTCGCTGGATAGATAATACCATGCGCCCTATGGGTGGCTGGCGTGTTCGTTCAGACAATGCATCCACAGCTCCAATACGTGGAATGTTATCTTGGATAGACAATGACAATGATCGCTGGATTACTGGCGGCACATATAATAAATTATATACTTGGAACGCAACAGGCGTAAGATTTGACATAACTCCAACGTCATTTACTGCGGGCAGAGAAGATGCATTAGCATTTACTGGATATAGCGGAAGCTTTTACGGAAGTTATGCTTATGGTATTGAGCGTCCAGACACAGTTAGAATACAGCCAGCAACATCATGGGCATTAGATACGTGGGGCGAAAACCTTGTAGGATGCACAGAAGATGATGGTAAAATATACGAGTGGGCATTGGCTACAGGTACGCCAGCCGCAGTTATATCTAACGCTCCAACAAGCAATAGATCATTAGTCGTCACAGAAGAGCGTTTCTTATTTGCTCTTGGTGCGGGTGGAAACCCGCGCAAAGTGCAATGGTCTGATCGTGAAGACAATACAACTTGGACGCCCGCAGCTACAAATGAAGCTGGTGATTTAGAGTTAAACACAAGCGGTCAAATTATGGCAGGCATTAAAGTACGCGGTCAAACGCTTATCTTAACCAGCACAGACGCACACGTAGCAAATTATGTAGGCCCACCATATGTTTATGGTATTGAGCGTGTTGGTTCATCATGTGGTTTAGCAGCAAACCAAGCAATAGCCGCAGTTGACGCTGGTGCATTCTGGATGGGCGCACACGCATTCTACAGCTATACAGGTGGAGCTGTGCAAGAAGTGCAAAGTGAAGTTGCGGATTACGTGTTTAGCGATATGAACCGAGCGCAAATAAGTAAAGCATTTGCTGTGACCAACAGTAACTTTGGAGAGATATTCTGGTTTTACCCGTCTGCTTCATCTACAGAAAATGATAGATACGTTGCGTTTAACTATATTGAAAACACATGGTATATTGGCGAATTAGCAAGAACTGCTGGAGTTGACGCTGGTGCATTCAGAAAGCCAATATGGGCAGATGCAGATGACTATAAGATTTACGAGCATGAAATCGGTTACGATTATGGAACATTAACACCATTTGCTGAAACTGGCCCTATTATGCTTGGGTCTGGCGATACAGTAGCATCTGTAACTGAAATGCTACCAGATGAGAGAACGCAAGGTGACGTGAATGTGACATTTAAAACACGCTTCTATCCAAATGGAACTGAACGTGATTACGGGCCATATTCTATGTCTACGCCCACATCATTGAGATTTACTGGCAGACAATTAAGGATGCGAGTAAGCGCAGTTGAGCTAGGAGATTGGCGTGTTGGCGTAAATAGATTAGATGTTGTTGCAGGCGGTAGAAGATGACGCAACAGCAAAGGCCACCAGAACCATATGGAGATGATTGGAAAACATGGGGCAGACGCCTCATGCAATTCATGTCCCAAACAAGATCACCTCTTGTTCAACAAACTGGTGGTGAAAGTGCGGCTGACGATGGTACGCTTATGTGGGATAGATCATATGAATACCCAGTTGTAAGTAAAGGCGGAGAGTGGCGTCAAATTGTAGTAGAAGGCGGACACGCTAACTTCACTAAAACATCAGATGTTACACCAACTCTAGCAAATACGGCATACAAGCTGACCTATGATGCACCATCTGGAAATTCAAAGATTACACAAGGCACGCCAGCAAGTAGGATTGTATTTGAAGAGGCTGGAGAATATGTATTATCATTTTCCGCGCAAATATCATCAACAAGCGCAAGCACAGTACACTTTTACTTTTGGCCTAGCATAAATGGCACAGCATCGACAAACGGCGCTATGACAACTGCATTACATCAAAATAATGCTACAGTTGTTATATCACGCACGCAGATATTTACTGTGGCGGCTGGTGATTATTTAGAAGTAAATTATATGATGGATAACACTGACGGATTTTTAAATTACACAGCAGCATCATCTCCAGTGCCAGCAATACCATCTTCAACACTAGCAATTACGAGGACGCATGGATAAAGAATTGCAAAGATGTAGACCTTGGATTGAAGCGGCTTTGGAGTATTCAGGTGGCACGCATGATTTTATTGATGTGGCAGAAGGAATATATAAGGGTACTATGCAGTTGTGGCCTACGCCAAAGGGGTGCATAGTAACAGAAATTGTGGTATATCCACGTAAACGAATGTTAAACGTGTTCCTTGGCGGAGGTGAACTAGATCAGATTTTGGATATGCACCAAGATGTGGTAGAGTGGGCTAAAGCACAAGGATGCACAGCACTAACCATGACGGGGCGTGTAGGCTGGAAAAAACCATTGGCGAAGCATGGCTGGGATCAGCTACACTCGTCGTATATTAAGGAGTTTGAGTAATGTCAGGCGGAAAAGGCGGATCAACAACATCTAGCGTTGAAATCCCAGAATACATTGAAAAAGCGGCGCAGCGTAACTTAAACAAAGCTGAACGTATTTCCCAACTTGGTTATGTACCATACTATGGCCCAGACGTGGCTGCATTTACTCCGATGCAACAAGCATCATTCCAAAATACGGCTGATGTTGCAGGCGCATTTGGGATGGGGACACCAACAGCTCAACAAGACGTAATGGGTGGTATGGGAGTTCCAACACAATATGCTAATGGCCTCACTGGTTATTCTTCAGCCCCAATATACCAGCAATCACTAAATGAGCTTGCAAGACAAAGGCCAGCACAAAAATCTTACATGGATAGCTTCTTTATTGACCCATATTCTGGTGGCTATGGTTCAAACGCACCTATGCCAATAAATTACAATGATTATATGACGAATGCTGAATCGCAACGCCAAGCCGCAGCGGCGCAACTTCAAGCGGAATCTCGACGTGAAGCTAGAAGTGATGCTAATTATCAAAGATTGTTAGATGAGATGGCAAAGCAATCAGTAAACCCCGACATTAACTATACAAATGGTTTTGTTGCATCAAATGGTCAAACTGTGGGGACATTAGACCCAAGATATGATCCTAACTTCTCAGGTACAACATATTCTGCATCTCCTTTTGAAATTGGGTCAACAACTGCTGGCACTAATTATGCAACATATGATCAATCGCAAGGATTTACAGCACCAGGTATTCTCGGTGTTCTTCAAAACTTAATAAGTCCAAGACCTGAAGATCAATATGACGCAAGCTTCCAAAACCCTAATACAACATCAATTGTTTCAATGGGTTATGACGTTGGTGAAGTTGATCCAGCATTAGCCGCCGCAGCTGGATATACAGATCAAATTGAGAAAAAAGCTGGAGATTATGGAGTATTTAGTGGGCGTGGTATAGACGGGCAAGGAAGCCTAGGCGTTGTTGGCGATGTTGCTGGCGCACTTGGGGATTTAGCAGGATTTACTAACTACAATACTCAAGATGTAATAGATCAACGTATAGTTGCAGAAGACGCTAGAATTGCTGACGAAAAGGCGGCTAGAGTTGCGGCGCTGCCTGAATTAACACCAGCAAATGTTGTAGCTCCAGCACCCGCTGTATTACCAGACCAATATGATTTAGCGGCTACGGAGAGTGATAGATTTACACCAGCCCCAGTTGTAAAAGCAGAGCCAGCACCCGTAGTAGTAACCGCCCCAGCTCCTAAAAAGAAAAAAAGTACAAGCTCTGCATTGAAGAAAGAAATGTCTAAACAGCAAAAGAATGTAAGCGCGGTTAAATCAGGTACTTACAAAAGAAGCATGGGCGGATTTTAATTATGACTAATTTTAAAAGAAAAGAGGCTTAACATGGCTGGCGGTGGACAACTTAACCCACAGGGTAACTTCAACGTAAACCAAGCTGCGGCTGGTGGATTACAGCAGGCGATGCTAGGAACACAGCAAGGCATGTTATATAGGCCGCAAGCTGTGCAACCAGTGGGATACCAAGCTCAAACAGCAAACGCTGCTGGATATAACCCAAGTGCAATGACAAGCCAAGGGTTTCAAGCATCACAAGCTGGCTCTCAAGGATTTAATGCTGCTGGCGTTGGTAGCCAAGGGTATCAAGCACAAGGCCCACAAGCTACTGGGTATAACGCTACTATGACGAGGCAATCTCCAACAGTATCAGCTCAGACTGTACGCGCTGGGCAACTTGCAGGTAGCAATCTCGGAGCTTACACAAACCCATTTGAAAGCCAAGTTGTAGACCAAGCATTAGGTGACATTGAAAGATCACGTAAGTTAGCGCAAAACCAATTGGGCGCGCAAGCAACAGCATCAAACGCATATGGCGGATCACGCCAAGGTATTGCTGAAGCAGAAACTAATAGAGCATTTGCAGAACAAGCGGCAAGGACAGCATCAGGCTTACGCCAAGCTGGATTTACACAAGCGCAGCAAATGGCGCAACAAGATATAGGCACAGCACAGCAAGCGGCGTTAGCTAATCAACAAGCAAACTTAGCGGCCGGCACAACCACTGCTGGCTTTGGACAACAATCAAATTTAGCAAACCAAGCGGCAAGTAACGTAGCGGCGCAATTTGGAGCAGGCGCTCAAAACCTTGCGGCACAACAAAGGGCAGCGGCACAAAACCAAGCAGCTCAATTTGGGGCATCGGCGGCAAACCAAGCAGCGGCTCAAGCTTCAGCGCAACAGCAAGCGGCGTCACAATTTGGCGCAGGTGCATCAAATGTTGCTTCACTACAAAATGCGGCGGCAAGACAAGCTGCATCTCAATTTGGCTCATCTGCGGCGAACCAAGCTGCGGCGGCTAACATGGCGGCACAGAACCAAGCGGCACAGTTTGGGTCAGGCGCTTCTAACCAAATGGCATTAGCAAACCAAGCTGCATTAAATCAAGCAGGCCAATTTGGCGCAACGCAAAGCATGTCAGCTCAATTAGCTAACCAACAAGCCGCGGCACAGGCTAACCAACAAAGGCTTGGCGCGTCAGCTCAAATGGGTGCATTGGGTCAACAAGCATTTAGTACAGGCCAAGCAATACAGCAACAGCAAGCTCAACAAGGTCTGCTACAGCAAGGTATACAGCAAGCACTCATTGATGCGGCTAAACAACAGTATGCGGGTTACACTAATGCGCCAGCGGCGGCGTTGAATGCTCCACTTGCTGCACTTGGTGTT